GTGATGTACATCTCAACACCATTGTATTTGTCATAAGTAATAATATCACCATGTCCAAATTCACGCTTGTTAAGTTTGATTTTGAAAGTAGTACCTTCAACACCTTTAAAATCATTCTCTGGTTCAATGTCTTCAATAATGTAAGGAAGATCAATTGATACTGGAGTTTGCCATTTGTACTCACCACGTGCATTATCTACATTGATAACGTTTTTACCTCCAAAGCTAGATAGCTGATAAAGAGGCATTTCTACTTTCTGTGCCATTGCCCATAAGTCTACTGGGCCAAGGTCCATCGGCTCAGCATCTTTCAGCATGTTCACAAGGTGGTATGAATCCACGTGTGATGAAGCTGCATAAGCAGTATCACGCAGGAATATACCATTGTTTAAAACTGGAGTTGCCATTTTTATTGTTTATTTGTTTATTATATTAAAATCTTCTGAACATACTACCACCTGATTGTCTAGGTATAGTTCTTTGTCCTGTTTTTCTAGTTTTATTTTCTTCTTCTTCATTTGAAGTTGAAGATATTTTTCTTGCTTCTTCTGTCTTAAGCATTCTTACAGTTTTTTCTGTAGCTGCTTTACTACCTTGCTCTTGTAACTTTGCTTTATATCCATCTGGATCAGCAAGTAACCATAATGCCTCAGCAATTAAATCATGTCTTGGTTCAACAAACTGATACTTTTCTAAAAGGTGTCCTAACATATTAGTAGGTTTACCTGATATAGAAGGATAGTTAGGTTGTACTAATCCAGTATATAACATACTTTGTAATTTCTTATCAAGTTTTACACCACCTAATTGACCTTCTGATAATACATCATATACATTATCCATGTATTGTTTTGCTTGATGAGCTTGTTGTTGTTTTTTATTTTCTTGATCTGCAAGTTGTCTAGCAATAATCTCTTCTTGCATTCTATCCAACTTAGGTTTAAACTGTTTAGCTTTTTGTTCAAGTTTATTCATATCTGCCCAATCTTCAATCTCTGCTTCTATTTCTTCTGCATCACCAAAGTTAGTTGCATAAAGATATTGTCTTGCTATTTCTGCTTGATGATCTTCATTAGTTGCATCTAATTCAAATATTTCTTCAACATGTGCAAGTGATCTAAACAATCCTTTAAGATCTTGTCCACCATCTGCAACATATTTAGCTGCTACTTGTAACTCTTCTGGTAATGCATTAAAGAATTCTTTTGGAGTATTCTCTCTAATCTTATTTTCTCTTTCTTGAAAATTAGCTTCAAATAATTCTCTAAAATCTTTAGTAGTATATTCTTCTAAATCTTTATCATCATCAAATCCTACTAAAGTACCATCCTCAATCATTTTTTGTGCTAATTCATATAGTCCAGATTTATCAACCTTTGGTCTACCTTTATTACCAGCATCTTCTTCTTGAGAGATTAAACCATTTAGTTCATCTATAGTCTCATTAATTTCTACTTTTTCCTGTGCAGTAACCTTTGGGGTTTCTGTACTAGGTGTGTCAAGGAACGTAGTGTCTACTATTTCTTTAGTAAACATTGTTTTTGGTTTTTCAGGTTCACTACCATCTTCTGGTAACATTACATTTTCTGCACCTGGCATTCCAAACATTGTATCTAAGTCTATATCAACTTCACTTACCGTTGTAAGATTTTGTGCATTATTTTCTTCACTCATGTTGTTGGTTATTATTATTGGTTATTAATTTAATATACGTATTTCTAAACAAATAAACTTCTAAAATTTAGAATATTCATTATTTCAAATTTTATTTTTAGCACTATATAGCTAACTATGATTTTTTATTACCACTACTTTTGTCAAATTTATTTTTATTTGTCTGTGCAATCTGTAATTGTTTGTCTGCTATATCTCTTTGTACTTGTAATTTTTCTCTTTCAATTTCATTTTTTGAATTTTGAGTCATCATTTTATTATCTTCTTTTTGTCTATTCAATTGTATTTGATCTTGATATTGCTCAGTTTGACGTATATCTTTCATAGCATCTTGATAATCAGACATTTGATTTTGATTGACATCAACTGCTGCACCATATCCAGCAGCTCTAATTTCAGCAACAACAACATTATTTTCAAGTTGTCTTCCTTGTTCTTCAGCTCTAGCTTGTATATCCATTTGTTTTTGCTTTTCTTGAGATGCAAGCATTTCTTGTTGCATTTGTTGAGCATTCTGTTGTTCTTGTTGTTTCTGTTGTTGTATTTTAGCTTCAGAATCTTTAAGTACATGATTAAGTTCAGCAATAGATTCAGATTGTACTACTTTACCTAAGTCATATATAGATGCTCCAGTAGTATTATTTTGTAATGACATTTGTTTTAATTGCTCTAAAATAGATCTATGATTAGCAGTTGTAGTACAAAATATATTTAAATCTCTAAGCATTAAATCTGTACCATGCACTTCAAAGTTTACTTTTTCATCTGCACTTGTCATATAAGTAAGTCTTTGAGATGGTTTAGTACTATGATAAAATTGTGCTAGGTCAGTACGCATTTGGTGTACTCTTGGCATTAAGTAATCACAATGTTGTATAAAGTATACTTCAGTTTGTGCATATGATGCAGATACTGCTTGTTCAACTCCAGTTGCTGTAGTTTGAGATAATTGTTGACCCATACGTTGTGGATTCACACCAATTACTTCATATGCTTGTTGCTTAAAGTAATTGGCTAATTGAATCCTTGACATTAATCTACTGGTCTGTTCTAAATCTAATTTTTGAAAATGTTGAAAATTAAGTGCATTTTCTGTATTGGTTATTGATGTATCTAATGGAAGCATTTGGAAATTCTTCATTGCTACATAAGCTTTAGCAAGATTGTTCTTACCCCAGTCTTCACCCATTGAGTGTCTTGGTAATGCATTCTGATCCAATAAGATAACTGTACCTAATTCATCTACTAGTATATCTGCTATCTGATTGTTTACAATATTATAACCAATTTGATATGGTTTCATTAAATCTAATAATGCAGTTGACTTAGTATTTCTATCTGAAAATACAGCACCTTCTACTGGTAACTTGCATCCATAAATACTACTATCACCTTTAAATTGAAATTTAAGTGGTGCAATCATTTGTTTATCTATACCTACATATATAGGAGTAAATCCTCCAGGATTATTCATACCCCAAAAAGATGGAATATTAGGTCCAATTTTTACACCACCCCATACTTCATTAATCCATATCCAATCAATATGATCACCATGAATTACATTTTCTTTAGTTTTATTTTTAAATAATCTTGTATCATAGATAGGTTTATCTACTACTTTATAATCTTCAGATACTATTTCTACAGTAACTTGTCCATTATCTGCTACTTTAGTAAGATGACCAACTTTACGTTGTGATTTCCAATATGCTGTTGATACTCTTAATAAATATGCTGTACCTTGTTCATAGTAGTCTTCTCCTTCTGATAAAATATAGTTAATAACATCTCCACCATTATGGGCTGAATTAGCCATTGCAGTAGTAAGTTGTCTCATTCCTAATGAAGGCATATTAGTATTCCACTCATGTGATTTAGTACCATCATAAAATGTTCCATCATTTTGGTAACCACCAATATTATAACCTGCTGATCTTATAGGATAGATGGCTTCTAAGGACTCCATTTGCTCTAGAGTCATAAGATATCCATATCTATCAATAACGTCTGCTACAGTCATCATATCAGTCTTACCTACAAAGTTAGATTGTGATATATATCTTGCATCTGGAGATTTGTGATAGAAACATAATACAGGATTCCATAATTCTACTTCATAATCATCTTCCATCATACGCATATGCCAGAATTCTCTATCAGTAATAAGCATATCTCTAAATGCTCTTTCTTCTAATTCTTCAATTCTAAACCTACCAACATCTACTTTATGTTGATGTGTAGCCCATTCTTCTACCATTGATCTATAATCTTTTTTAAAGAATGCTTCAATTTCTGGTAATGATTTTAATTTTTCTGGACTTAATTCTTGTTGTGCTTCTTCTGATTGAGGATCTAAGCCTTGTTCCATCATTGCACTTTTAATTTTAACTTGTGCTTCAGACATCAAAGTCTCTTCTACCATTGATCTTTTTTGCTCAATCATTTCATTATATGAAAATTCATCTACTGCACGGTATGTAAGTTTAGTAGATCTCTTAGCAAATTCAGCTACAAGAACATTAATTACATTAGGTATTATTGGATAAAATTTAAGTTCCAATGCTGTTGCATCTTCCTTAGTAAGAGTATCTATTATATCTCTATACTCATTATCATCCTCAATGATATAATCTGTTTTATCTATAATACCTTTAGCAAGTTTATAGTTCTTCATTAGTCTCCGGGCATTTCTACGGATCTGTTTAAGTCCTTGCCACTCTAACCAATCTAAATTCCATGCAGCCCAATGATCATCCTTTTCTGATTTAGGGATAAACTGTAATGGTTGAGTAACACTACCCAGTCTATTTTGTTTTACTTTTGCACCAGCTTTAGCTTGCAACGCGTTGATAACCTGCATATTTTTTATTTAAAATTTTTAAATGCGCTTTTCTTGAATAACTCTCCATTAACACGCATTCCTTTCCCTAAATTACGGAAGGGATTACTAGTTAATTTATACAAATTTTTTGACTTTTCCAAATTTTTACCTGCATCATCCATGATTACTTTTTTAGTGTATCCTCTATTTGCTTGTTGTATTCTCATAAAAGCAACTAGTGCAGAGAAGGCTACTAACCTATCCACGTTAAGTCCATCTACATATGCATGCATTTCTTTGAGTAACATGATATCGGGAATTCTTTCAATACCATACTTAGTTTTAACTATAGTACCATCTTCTTTTGTTACAGTATCTAATTCTTCTTTAGTATATTCTATTACATAACTTAGTAAGTGATGTTTAAATAGTACTCCTGTATTTCTCCAACCATAGTCTTGATATACACTTTTATTAGCACCTAAATCCTTAAGGAACATAATTTGATCTTTCTGTACTAAGTATCTTTGTTTCTTTTTTGATATCATATAGTTAATGAAGTGAGAAATATTATTCTCTACTACCGTCCAAGCATTGTACCATTCAATAATCATTTCTAATCTTTCATGTGTTTGCTTGATATCATCAAATCTACCACACCAAGCAGCTACAATCTTATCTTCTTCTATATATGTTTCAGTATCAACACCTGTAACTTTAGTTACTTCTACTGGAGCTTTCATTACATATATGGAACATAGTGAGTCTGAGGTAGTTGTCTTTCCTTCTGCTACCGGGTCAATTGATGCATAGTACTGTCCAAATCCTGGTGTACCTTGTGGTCTTTCCCATACTACTAATACTCCTGTTTTATCTTCAGTTTTTTTAGTCATTGGAAATTCCCTAATAGGTAGTTTATTACTATCTTTTGTTTTTACTTTACCAGTTTCATCTCTAAAGATATCAAGATATTCATATCCATATTCTTTATCTTCTATTCTTCTTATTTGTGCAGTTACTAAATGAGATGGAAATTTAGATACTTTTCTGTGTCTAAATGCTTCTGCTATATTTCTTGGATGCTGAGATATTTCTAATTGATAATCTTCAGGATCCATTGTTTTCTTTATCTTATCAAAATACTCATCTAATGCTACAAGAGATTCAGCTACTAGTGAATTACCGTAATCATCAATATAAGGAGGCATAGACCATTGCTCTGGTATAAATAATCCTGACATACCTATAGTACCTTCATCATCTATTAAATTTGTTTCTACAGCATATATTTCATTTGCTTCTGGATCTAATATCATTTTCTTAAGAGGCTCACATTGATCTAAGTCACCCACAGATCCTGCAGCAATAAATAATCCTGTAGTAATCATACCTGATTTTAATGCAGGTTTAATATATCCAAAGGTTGTATTCATCTTAGGAGCAATGCCGGCCTCTTCATGGAAGAAAAACTTAACTGGTCCCCCTACACCATTAGTAGGATCTTTTTCAAAAGACATACCTTGTATAGTGCCTTTTAAACCTACTTCAGCTTTTCTATCTCCTTTTCTGATTTCAATCTTTTGTTGCCACATCATTACTTTGTCTGGTGACATAGGTCTATACCATGCAGTATGTTCATTTAAGAATGCAGCATATTCTGATAAAAACTTCCAAGTACCTTTTTCATTAATGTAATCCTTAAGACTTGCACCCATTTTAAGTGTAACTCCGGCTTCAAACCATAATTGATTAATAAGTTTACCTGCATGGAAATATGAAGAAGCAATCTGTCTTTTTT